CTCTATTTCAATAATATTGTAACTTTATTTTGGGATGATACTTCCGCTGATTGGGCAATACCTGATTGGGATGAAAAAGAAGCTGACGGAGTTCCTCCTCGGATTATTAATATCTATCGTCCGCACGGTGAGTCTATTATTGCTGCTCTTTCCGTTGGTGTACCTTCTGTTCTTTTCTTTCCTACTGATGCTGACAATGCTGACGATATTGATAAATCTGAGAATTTCTCTGCATTAGCTAAGATTATACAGAAGCATAACAAAGCTAAGCTGCTCTATATTAAGATTCTCTCTATCTTCTTCAATCAAGGCACGCCATTTGTTTATACTTATGCTAAGAAAGATAAGAAGTTTGGCTTTTATCAAGTAGAAGAATCAGCTTTAGAAGAGCAGACTTCATATAATCATTCTTGTCCTACTTGTGGCTATGATTTTGGTGAAGGTGGAATGGAGCCAGTCTCCAATATTCCCTGCCAGTCCTGTGGACAAACTATTACTACAGAAGTAACTCCACAAACAGTTCAAGTTTCTGTTCCTATTCAGGTAGATAAAGAAAAATCCCGCATTGTTATTGACCCGTTTGGTGTATTAAACGTTAAAGTTCCCTACTCTGCTCGTACTCAAGAGCATGTAGGCTTCCTTATTCTCAAGTTTGACCAATCAATAGCTTCACTTCGCTCTATCTTTTGTGTTCCTGGTCCTAATGGAGAGGAACCTTTAGTAGAAGATGTAGCTTCATCTACTGCTGATACGTCAGTAGACTCTACTATTCGCTATCCTTCTGTCTATCTTAACAATCAACCACAGAATACAGCAGTAGTTAAGTGTGTTTGGTATAGACCTTGGCAGTTTGAGTTAGTAACTGGTAAAGCCGACTCGGTAAATAGAGATATTGTTGACCAAATTAAGAAGAAGTATCCAGAAGGTTGCTATGTTATCTATATTGGTAACGAACCTGTTGAAATTAATGGTGAAAATCTAGATGAGCATTGGACGATTGGGTTAGACCCACGTTCTTCTTCTATACATGCCGAGCCTTTAGGCACTAATCTTGCGATGATTCAAGACATTAATGCAGAAATTGATGAACTTGAATTACAGACGATGGAACATGGGATTTCTGAGCTATTTATTGCTTCAGATGCCATTGATTTCAACAAATACTCCGATAATCAAGCCAAGCCTGGTAATGTTACACAGGCATTTAAGGAACCTGGTAAGAATATTGGAGATAACTTCTATGAAACTAAGACTGCAACTTTATCTCCTGAAATTGCAGGTCTTACTGCTAAATATAAGAATCTGGCTGAATTTGTTACTGGCGATTTTCCTACTGTATATGGTGGTGCCGTTCCTGGCAGTTCTACAGCGACAGAATATACGAAATCTCAGAATCAGGCTCTTCAAAGGCTTGGTACTATTTCCACTATTGCTTCATTCTTGTGGGCTGATGTATTAGATAAAGCAGTTAGAGAGTATGCCAATCTATTGGAATATGATGAGAAGATGGTAGATAAGACTGCTGCCGGTTATCAGTCTACTACTGTTGACCATATGGCATTGAAGCGTGGAGATGTTGGTAATTGTGAACCTGAGTTCTCTGAACTCTTACCAGTTTCTTCTGGACAAATTAAAGATACCTTAATGGGCTTAATGCAAGTTAAAGACCCAATGGTTATGGCTCTTATTACCCATCCTCAGAATAACGAGTTGGTTAAGAAAGCTCTCGGTATTCCAGAACTCTACATTCCCGGTATTAATGATAGAACCAAACAGTATCGGGAAATTTCTCTACTCATGGAAGCTCAACCACAACCGTCTCCAAACTCTCCATTAGGAATGGAATCTTCTATTGCTCCTGAAGAGTTTGATGACCACATGGTAGAGATGGAAGTTTGTAAAGTTTGGTTAAACAGTTCCAAAGGTCAAAAAGCTAAGAACGAAAACCCAGGTGGTTATCAAAACGTAGTGTTACATTGGAAAGCACATCAGATGATGTTGCAAATGAGAACACAAACTCCCAATGAAACACCTCAAGGTCAAGAACCTCCAACGCTTTCAACAGGATTAGGTGGATAATGTTTAAGCACTTCAATGTTTTCTATTCCCCGAACGATGTTACTGGTATGCCTTCTGCTGGTTCTGTAGGTGATGTTGAACCAATCGGACCAACAGATAAAGATATTTTGAATGGAGATGATGATGGCGATGAAGTTCCCGATAATGCAGGAGACGGAGAAGATGGAGAAGAAGGAGACTCCGAGGAAGTTTCCGATGACGAAAATGAAGATGAAGAAGAAGCCGATGAAGAAAATGAAGATGAAGAAGAAGATGACGATGCCGAATCTGAAGAGTCTGATGGGACTGAAGATAAAGATGTAGACCAGGGAGACTTAGATTTATCTGACTTAACTAAAGCTGTTAAGAAAGTTGCGCCAGATTTATTTAAGAAAATCCCTGGATTACGGGAAGCTTTAGAGCGAGATAAGGAGTTTGGAGAAGTATTTGCTACTCCAGAAGATGCTAAGGTTGCCGCTAAAAATGCTGGCTTCTTAGAGATGATGTATAAGGACATTGCTTCTGGAGATGTAGATAAGACTTCAAACTTTCTTAAAGCTGTTAAGAATACAAACGAAGAGGCATTTGAAGATTTCTCTCATACTATCTTAGAGTCAATCGGTAAGTTGAATCCACAATTATATGGCGAAGTGATGTTGAAGCCAATGAAGAGGGCTTTAATGTCAATGTATGCAGATGCTATGAAGTCGGGTAATAAGAATCTTGCAGCAGTAGCTATTCATGCTCATAACTATTGGTTTGATACACAAGATATTAAGGCCCCGTTAGAAGAGAGAAAGAAGCCAGTTGCTAAGACAAAGGAACAAGAACAGTTTGAAAGGGAAAGACAAGAGTTTGATAATACTCGTATGGGTGAGTTCAAGGGTTCTATTACAGAAGTAGTTAATCATTCTATGAAGAACTCCATTAATAAGGAGTTGGACGGAATCAAACTGGACGATTACCAAAAGAGGAATATTGTCCGAGACATTTTTCAGGGAGTAGATGAAGTTCTTGGTTCAGATAAGAGATACCTTGGCGGTATTCAATCCTTATTTGACCAGGCTAAATCCTCTAAGTATTCACCAGATTGGAAGTCTAGAATTGTTAAAGCTTATCTCCAGCGAGCTAGACAAGCACTTCCAGCAATTCGAAATAGAGTCTTACGTGAAGCTGGTATTAAAGTGAAGGATGCTCAAAAGTCAGAGTCACGCAGACTTGTTCCTGCTGGTCTGGGTGGCAATAAAAGTGAAGGCCAAATTGATTTTAGCAGGGTAGACCGCTCTAAGACAACCGATATGGACATCCTTAACGGGAAGCCCAAGTATATCAAGTAAGGGGAAATTAACATGGCTGTAGGTGGAACCCAGCTTCTTTCTGTTGAAATGGAGAAGGTTCGTAAAAAGCTTTCAATGCTTTACGAGCTTGAATCCGCAAAGTTCTATTCGACTGTAGAGAAGAAGGATACGGAAGTAATCTCAGAAAGAGATATGCGTATCCCTCTTGCTATTGGTCCGGGTGGATACTTTGGTTACTACAATCCTGATGGCGGAGATTTAGGGATTGGTGACGGCCAGACTTACGATAAGGCTGTCATTAATACTGTGAATTTCAAGCACGCTATTCAGTGGAACACTAAAGCTCAGTGGGGAACTGATGATAGCCGTAAGGCTGTTGTTAATCTCTTCAAGGAGCTTATGGCTAAAGCGATGCCAGAGTTTCGTCGTCAGACTGAAGCTCAGTGCATGACTGCTGGTAATGGTATTCTTGCTACTGTTACCTCTTTAGCTACTACCACTCTTACCAATGATACCATTACCTGCACAACTGATGGTTATGGTATTAAGCTTCTTCGTAAGGGTCAGCGAGTTCTTGTTTACGATGCTGGTCTTGCAGCGCCATTAAACACTGGTGGTGTTCCTGCTAAGATTATCGCATATGATTTAGTAAACAAGAAGATTCAGCTTGATGCAACTGTTCCAACGATTGCACCCGGTTGTTTTATTCTTCCTGAAGGTTTAGCTGGAGCAAATCCAGTTGGACTTTTTGGTGTTCCTTATCACGTCCAAAATTCAACAGTTGGTGCGTGGTTAGGTATGCCTAGAGCTACTACTCCAGAAGTTCAGGCTAATCGAGTTAATGCCGCTTCTGCTGCTTTAGCTCCTGCTTTCGCTCGTCGTGCAATTAATGCGATTGGCGATAGATTGGGAATGGATAACAAGACTCCTTTAACCGCATGGATGCACCCGGCACAAGTGCAGGCTTATGAGGCTTTAGGACAGCTTGTTTCTGTTATCAATAAAGAAGCAAGTGAACAGGGTCTTAATTTGTTCTTCTCAGAGAACATGAGACTCGCTGGTGCTCCAATCAAGCCAAACTTTGTCTGGAACAAGACGAGGATTGACTTCCTGACTAATGACCATTGGGGTCGTGCGGAATTAACTCCAATCGACTACTATACGGTAGAAGGTCGGAAGATATTTGAGATGAGAGGAACATCTGGTGGTGTTGCTACATCTCAGGTATTCTACATTGTAGCTTCGTGGAATCTGTTTTGTGATTGTCCTCCAGCACAAGCATACATTGACAACCTGCTGGTTCCAACGGGTTACTAAGTAGAAAGGAAGATGGGGAGCTGGAGTTATTGCCTGGGGAGCCAATTTCTCCAGTTCCCTGTCAACCTATATGATTCTAGAAAAAACAGTAAACGATAGATTGCTTAGGATATATGGTAAGGAGACTTTAACAGGTCTACAGAAATACCGTATCGTTTGGTCAGGAACACAGACTGAAAAGAGATTTGGCTCCTACGATGTATTAACTCAAGAAACTGGAATTTGGTTAGGAGTTAAGCAGGGATTAGTAGAAATTAAGAAATATTGGTATATGAAAGATACCTGGCTCCTTGAAAGAGTTGAGCCGAATACAAATAGAAAAGATGTGTTCTATGACAAATATACTTATGAACCAATCTTTCCGTTCTTAGATAAGGACGATAATTTATTACCTCTGAACTGGAGAGCAATTGAGTTCATTGTAGGTAAGTTGGAAAGAGCAGAAAGAAAAGTAATGCTAACAGAAGAGGACCATAGACAGGAAGAAGAGAAGAAACAAAAAGCAGAGGAAGAAAAAGTTTATGGGATTTTGGATTCTCCAGACCCCATTAAAGAACTACCAACGTTCAAGTCATCCACGTTATCTTTGAGGTAAAGTCAATGCCATCAGCTACCATTGTTTCCATTTGCCCGTTTGAGACTATTGAGATTAAACCAATCACAGGTGGTTACTATAGAATCCCTGCTGCTCCAAAGGATGATTTAATCACAGTTCTTATTGCTGAATCTTCCTATATCCAAAGAATGCCAGCTACTGACCATTCTATTGTTATTCCGGTTGCTGCCCACCATATTGCTAAATCTATTGTTGATGACTTTGTTAATACTGTCATTGAAGCTGATGATAATGCCGGACCTGGAATGATGTGGTTCGAGGGTTCATTAACGAAATCAGCAATTCTCCTTAATCATAAAGATGAGCTAAAAGCTCTCAGAGAAAGACAGCAGCGTTGGTTTGTAAATCTTTGTCGCAAAGGTGATGATGATTGGAACCAATATCACAAGGTTGGTTTAATTTCTGGGCATCAGCGTTATGCTGCTGAGTATTTAGGATACAAACCGGAATGGTTGCCTGAGTATAACTCTAATGCTGGAATGACTGAATGCCCAGCTTGCTTTACTCAGATTGATGCAAGGGCAATTATTTGCATTAATTGTAAGGCGATTCTTAACCGTCAAAAGGCTATTGAGTTTGGCATTATCCCTGCTGATACTCAAGTATTAAAGCCAGTAACTCCGGCCGGTGGATTAACAAAGGTATAACATGCCTCCAGTTCTAGCATCAGAAGTAATGATTCGTTCTAGAGCAGTTCTTAATGATGCTGTAATAGACCTCTATACAGATGAGGTTTTATTGCCATATCTAAAAATTGCTAACGATGACCTATCTGATGAATTGACAGATAATGGAGCTACAGTAAACAAAGAAGTATCAGTTAATATTCCTCTTTCTGCTCTATCTAAGACTTTGCCTTTGCCAGATGATATGATTGTTCCTATTGAATTATTTGAAAAGGGCCAGTCAGAAGATGACTCTAAATATGTATTTGTAAGACAGCGAGATTTTCTTCCTAATGAAGTTCCTGGCAGCTTTCTTTCCTATTGGACTTGGAGAGAACAGAACGTCAACTTTATTGGCGCTACAGTTCCAAGACATATTCGATTGAGATATTACCGCCTGATTACTTCAATGTCAGGTGCTAATAGTGCAATCGAAATCACTCATGCTCTGAACTATCTAGCTTATCACACCGCTGCTTTAGCTTCTGAGCATATCGGTCAGAATCGGACCAAAGCTATTGACTTAGAATCTCAAGCAATCCAAAAGTTAGGAAAGTTGCTGAAGAAAGAAGTGAAGCAGAACCAAGCTAGAGTGTTTAGGCGCAGAGGATTCAAGTTAAACAGACGAATTGTCTACACCCGTTAGGAGATTACAATGGCTGAAGCGAAATTAACCCCAACCTCTAAAAAGGTATGGGATGATGGTAAGAAGATTCATGTTATTGGCACATTAGCAGTAGAAGCTGCTGCGGCTACTTATACTGCTGGTGGCAATGCGTTAGACTTTGTTGCCAACATGGTAGATGGAGCAGGATTAGGTATTCCTTTACCTGGCATTGGTTCTCAACCATTCTGGGTTAATGTAGTTGGATTGGCTTACTATGGTCAGTATAATCCTACTACTAAGAAGCTGAAGATTCTAACTCTTGCTGGAGCAGAAGTAACTGCCGGTGCTGTTCCTGCTGGTCTTTCTGGTGATACGATTACCTTCTACCTGCTTTTTGATAAGATGATGTAATAGTTGTGGGTGTGGGGGTCTTACTGTAAAAAGTAGGACTCCTACTCTACTAAGATGGCTAAGAAACAAGACATTCGAGACCATCAACAACTTACTGTTCCTACGTTTAAGGGACTGTATTTTAATGGCGTAGTGGATGATTCTGTCCCACCAGGATATTTCATTGACTCGCTTAATACGACTTTTGAAGTCATTGAAGTCAGGACTCGTGACGGCAATACAAAAGTTTTCGACAAGGCTAATATCCGAAGATTCTTTATTTACAAACGTCTTAACGAAACAAGCCGGTACATTATTCTTGATACTAGCGGTAATCTATATGATTCTCTTTATCCTGGAACTCCTCTGGTAACTAATCCAGCCTATAAGGACTTTAGTGCTATTAACTATCTTAATCGCTGTTATATTACTTTTCATGATAGAGTCTCTGGAATACCTGGGGCTTTATTACAGGTATATGAAGGAGCAGGACCAGGAACATTAAGGCCGGCTGGTGGTTCTGCACCTGTAGGTTTTACTTTACTTCCTAGTATTTCTGCTAACTCAGGTAATCTTGCTTTAGGTAAGTATTTAGTAGCAGTTGCCTATGAGACTTCTTCTGGGTTTATTAGTGCTCCTGGTCCTGCTGTCTTTGGTGATGTTGATAGTCCTGGTGGGTTTAAGTTAAATGTAGATAATATTCCTATTGGTCCTACAGGAACTATTGCTAGAAGATTATTAATTACAAAATCAATACCACCTGGACTTTACTCTGGAAATCAATATGGTTATGAATTTTTTTATCTTCCAAATGGTAGAATCTTTGATAACACTACAACCTTCCTACATGATATAGATTTCTTTGATGATGATTTACAGGACTCTGCTGATTATTTATTTGATAACCGTTCTACTATTCCTTGTGGGTTAGGTTTAACAGTTTATAACCAGAGAATGTGCTTATGGGGAGTTCCAGGCTATGAACATTATGTGTTCTTCTCTAAGGCTATCTTTGTAGAGTTGTTTGACCAGACTGGTGGACTATTATTTTTAGACCCATCTGATGCTATATCTTCTATTAAAAATGTAGTTGACCATGAAACCTCATTACTCATCCAGACGCAAGATAGAACGTATATTACTGTTGATAATGGTTCTGACCCTGATACTTGGCGTTGTGACCCTCTGGATAAAGCAATAGGAGCAGAAGTCTTTTCTATTTCTAAGATTCTTGATTCAAGAGGAACATCAGTAAAGAGATTCTTTCAAGGTGATAAGTCTGGAATCTATACCTATGAAGGTGGCGGATTCCAAGACCCACCTTTTACAGAGAATATTAAAGACCTTTGGGATAGAATTAATAAAAAAGAGTTTAATAAGGTTCAACTATGCGATGACCCAGAATTTAAGTTAGTGTATGCTGCTATTCCTTTAGATAGCTCTACTGAATGTTCTCATATTTTAGTAGGTGACTATAATGGCGCTTTTAATAAGTATGGTCAGTTATCAGGTCCATTAGTTCGCTGGTCTTTATGGGCATTTCCTTGGACTGTTTCTACTATTGTTATTGATACTAACCAGTTTGCTGAGACTGTTCTTAAACAAGCCGGCTTTGAAGGTAATATTTATCAACAGGATAAAGACTCTGTTCTTGACGATGGAGTTAGGATTACCTCCTATATTCAGACTCATTTATTCGCTGCTAAGAATAAGCATGTTAGCCATTTTGGTTTTATAGAATCAAGATTAGAAGGAATTGGTCAGCTAGGTATCTTCTTATATGGAATTAATAACGTTAAGATTATGACTCCGCCCAGATGGAATCTAAATCCTAACGCTAGTCTTTATTATCAAAAGCCCATTAATTTTGTTGCTCCAAAGATGTCTATTAAGTTGATATGTAATCTTAATGCTGGTGATAGATTTACTTTGTTTGACCTGTCTGTAGACAATAAGCCAATGTGGGCTGAGACTCCTAGACTCTAATGTCTAACGAGAATGCCGTCCGCAATTTAATAAGGGTTGAAGATAAGCCTAACTCTACATTGTTCAGGGCTTTGCAGTTATTGATTGATGACTTATATAAGATTAACGAAGAGGTATTTCCTCAAAAACCAATAGCAGGCGAGGACCAAGGTGGAGTAGCCGGTGTATTAGGACCAGTTCAAAACTTTACTGGAACAGCTTATCCGACTAACCTTAGATTAGATTGGGATAATCTTGATGGAGCTTTCCGCTATCAGATTAAGATGGGAACTGATTGGGACTCTGCTAAACCAATCATTGTAACAGCAACAGATGTAGCTAACGTAGACCCTATTTTTCTTAATCTTATATATGGAACTTACAACTTTATTATTAGGGCTTGGAATATAGAGAGTGAATTAGGAGCGGCAGCTTTTGCTACTCTAGTAATACCACAGATTCCACCACCAGAGTTAGCATTACAGGTTGTTATCTCGACGGTTCTATTAAGATGGACAGAACCACCATCCTCTTGGAAGATTGATTACTATATCATCTATCGAGATGGAGTAGAACAAGGTAGGATTAGTGGAACCTTTAAGCTGATTCAAGAGCAGTCAGGCGGTTCTTATTCATACTCAGTTCAGGCTGTTGATATTGTAGGTAATATTTCTACTATGTCGGCAGTTAAGGTTGCTGATTTACATGACCCATCAGAGTTTGAATTCGTAGATGAATTAGAAGCTGACCTTACTGGTACTTATCTACGGACAGATGACGTTGTTATTCAAGGGATTAGAGGAATCATTGGTCCTACTCTTATTCATACATGGGAAGAACATTTCCAGTTCTTTGGATTTGCTAGTCCTCAAGCACAGATAGATGCTGGCTATCCAATTTACTATCAGCCAACCTATAATGGGGATGGCTACTACGAAGAAGATTTCGACTTTGGACAAGTCTTTGAGAATCTTACTGTTATTGCTGATTATAATAAGCAGCAGCTTACTGGAAGTACAAATATCAATACAGAAATCTCTTATTCAGAGGATGGTATTACGTGGTCTACTCCTATTATCGATAATAGCCTTCTTGCTACTTTATTTCGCTATGTTAAGGTTCGTTGGGTCTTTACAAATGTAGATGATAATTCGGCAGCTTTTATTTCCAGTCTTAAGGTTGTTCTTAATGTAACATTGACCCTGGATTCTGGAACTGAAGAATGTTTTGCTGCTGATTTCCCATTAGGAACTTTGGTAACTTATCATAAAGATTTCAAAGGTATCAGTTCAGTGACAGCAACGGCAGCGGTATCAGTTCAGCCTCTATACGCAGTAACAGATAATATTACTAAAGATGATTTCAGGGTATTTATATTTGATTCTTCTGGTAATAGGGCTAATGGAACTATCAACTGGAAAGCTAGAGGCGTAGTCTAGTGTTTATTAGATACAACCAACTAGCCAAGTATTTTGAGTATGATGCTTCTGGTGGATTAGGAGCAGGACCGTGGATTAAGTTAGAGATTGATGCTAGTCAGATTATTGGTTCTATATCATCAGGACAGTTACCTGCTAATGTTGCCTATAAGAATATTGATAATGCTTTTGTAGCACAGACTTTATATGAAGGAACTGTAATTCAAGGTCCTAATTTACAATTTCTTCTTAAAGCAACGAGTGCTCCAGTAGATAAAGGACTTTGGAGATGGATTACATATGGAGATGGACTTATTAGATTAGAAGCATTAAATGATGCTATGTCAGTCCTAATATCTAGTGTTAACTTTGATAGAAATGGTAATATAGCTGTTGTTAGTTATTATGAACAAGGCAGAGGAACTCCACTAGGACATTGGGCAAACTGGAATCCTGTATGGACTGCTAATGTTGCTCCTGGTCCTACTAATGGTATTATTACTGGAGCATATACTCTTATTGGTAAAACATGCCATTTTAGAGTTAGATTAACTATGCAGGCATCTACTACATATGGACCTGCTAATAATGTATGGGCATTTGGATTTCCATTTCCTGCATATTCTGGCTATATTTCAAGAGATGTAATTGGTTCTGCACACTTTCTAGGGTCTAATATTCGTACTGGCTCTACAGTTATATATGATACAAATTATTGGATGGTAGCAGTTGATTTACCAGCTTTAGTTGGTCATTATGTTGGTTCAGATACTCCTTGGACTTGGGGTTCTGGCTTTGAATTAGAAATGAATGGTACTTATCAAGTTGCTTAGGAGATGAAATGGCTGTTGAGACTTCTACTAAACAAATGGCTTTGACTCGTAACTCCGCGTTTATGGAGAGAGTCCAAGCTATGTTAGCTCAAGCTACAAGTGGGGTATTATCTGAACCTGGTGATACTCCATATCATTTATTTCGTGCTCAATATGCACAAAGAGTAGTTCAAAATCCAGCCGGTGCAGCATTTCAAGCTGGTCCACAAGTAGTAATGGGAGTTAATGTTATTAATACTACTACTTATGATGAAGTAAATAAAACAGCTGAATGTGCTATTGCTGATATTGATTTACAATCCCAGATTGCTACTCTCTGGAACTCTTTAGGCGGAATTGATACTCCTAGCTAGGCAGGACAATGGCTAATTGGAATCTTCCAGCTATTACGTCCGGTTACTTAGATTTTGTAACCGAATTAAACGAGAAGTTTATAGATGCAGCTACCTTACAGGTTGGCTCTCCTACAAACTTGCCTGATTTTACTATTCGTTTTAATCGCACTCCTGCTGTATTTGAAGAACTATATCAAGGTGTTTGGTATACTAAGTTTCTTGGTATTAGTGGTGGTGGAACAGGTTCATCTACTCCTGCTGGTGCTAGAACAAATCTTGGTTTAGGTAGTATGTCTACCCAGAATAGCAATGCAGTTGCTATTACTGGTGGTTCTATTACTGGTGTTAATTACAATGCAAATGATATTACATCTGGCATTGTTGCATTAGCTAGAGGTGGCACTGGTAGCTCATTAACATTACCTCCATTTGGCTATCCTATGATGTCAGATGGAACTAAGGTAACATTTGGTGAGGGTGTTCAAATACCTCAACTTAATGCGAGCGCATTAGTAGTAGGAACTGTGCCAGCAGCTAGATTACCTGCTGAGGTTGCTTATAAAAATCAAGATAATAACTTTGTAGCTCAAAAAATTGGTTCATATAGCACCATTCAAGGACCAAATTCTATTCTTGGATTTAACGATACTGCTGCTGGTGCTGATTTAAAGTATTGGAGAATTGTTCAATATAGCACTGGTACTCTTTATCTTGAGTCAATGACCGACTCTCAGGGCGCTATTCATTCTCAATATTCATTTGAACGTAATGGTAGATTTTCGTGTGGATATGTTAGTGCGGATGCCTCGCAACTTCGTAATATAGATGCTAGTCAACTACTATTGGGTGTTGTTCCTATTGGTAGACTTGGAACTAACGCTCCTACTGGTGGATACTTTCTTAGAAGTGATAATACTTGGCAACCTGTAACAACAGCTTCAGTTGACCCTGTTCCTTCTGGGTTAATTGGAATGTTTATGTCAGGTTGCCCTGCTGGTTGGACTAGAGTAGCGGCATTAGATAATAGATTTCCATTAGGTTCTGGTTCTCCAGGTGTAGCTGGTGGTTCTGTTACTCACTTACATAGAGTAGATGGAACTGTCACTTCTGGTGGAACACATAGACACCATGCTTCTTTAGGTGGTAGTGCTTCTGGAACAGTAGATGGTAGAACTGATGAAGAAACTAATCAAGCACCAATAGATGTAAATAGAAGTGGACCTACAGCATTGCTATTTCTTCCTCACTCTCACAGGGTAAATATTGGTGTTAGTCTTTCTGTTGGGGTATCTGGAGATACAGACGATAACGGTAATCACAATCACACTTTCTCAGTAGATACTCAACCAGGTGGAGATTATCCTCCTTACATGTCAGTAGTGTTTTGCCAGAAAAACTAAGGTGAACAATGTTGCACAAATTAGAGTTCGGGAATGATGACTTGGGTAAGAAGCGTTTTGAGTATCTCTTTCATGGGTTGATTGTTGTTGGTAATCAGAATACCCAAAAAGGATTAACGATTCTTAATAAGGAAATTAATATTCTGGATAAGTTAGAAGCTATATCTAAGCCATGTAACTGTGGAAAGATTATTCCTGGTTCAGAGGAACCTGATAGAGAGTTAGACTTTGGTGAGAAAGAATCTATTGAGCTAGTATTGGACCAGACAGAAGTAGACCTTCTATATGATTACATCTCTAAGGTTCCTTGGTCGATTGGCAAATCTAGTCGAGAAGCACTAAAGACTCTCTTTTGGTTAAGGACACCAAGTGGAAGTCCGACCAGCTAAGAAAGAAGATTTTGATAATCTGGTCGAGCTACATAAAGACCATGATTTTCCATTTCCTGACTTTAAGAATGTTTTAGATATTCTTGTAGTAGAGGATAAAGGAAAGATAGTTGCTTGGGGCTATACCAAGAAGTACGTAGAAATAGTATTTGTTCCTGATAAAGATTCTCCTACTATAACGAAAGTGAAGTCTCTAAAGTTGTTGTCAGAAAAGTCTACTGAACTTACTAAGGCTCGTGGCATAGATATGGTTCATTCTTACGTTCAGGATGAAAAACTTGCCAAGCTCTTAGTAGAACGTTTTAACTATGGTGTATGCACTGGCACACCACTTTTCTTAGATTTGGATGACAATGGCTAAAAGCGATAAGAAAGATGTTTATAATGCCTCAATGGATAAGGTTAAATCTTCTGAAGGGGAGTATAATGCCTTATCTGATAAAGTAGGTGGAAGAGGTGACACTACTTGGGATAGAGCTACAGAAGATTATAACCCTGCTTATCAGGGATATAAAAGCTATGCTGAAGGTGGTGGCTTAACTCAAGAAGATAAAGATAGAATGCAAGGTGCCATTAATCAGTATCAATCTGCCTTAACTGGCGGTGGAACTGGTGGATGGGGTGGTATTACTAATCCATTAGCCAATAAGAGTTCTGCTTACCAGAATCTAAACTCTGCTTATGCTAATGCTTACCGTCCTGATTATGGTGAGGCTGATACTGGCTTTAGAAGATTAGCTTCATCTACAGGTGGATTTGACCAAGATAAACTTAATCAGATATATGGTAATGTAGATACACTTACTGGTATTGGGCAAACAGGTGGTATTACTGATGAGGATAAAGCTAATATTAATCGTAAATCAATCCTAGAACAAGAAGAAACTGGTGGCTATTCTGCTCAAGATAGGGCTTTAATTCGTGCTAAGTCTGCTGCTTCTTCCCCTGCTTATTTTTCTGCTCTCAAGGATAACCTGGAAAGACAGCGTTCTGCTACTGGCAATCTTGCTAATGCTGGCGCTGTTGATTTTAAGTTAGCTAGACAGGGAGCACAACAACAAGGCCAAGATAGAGTTAATGCAGAAATTGGTTTAGGAGAGTCTATCCGAAAAGGTAGAGAATCTGCTGGTCAATTTCTATCTCAACAGGGATTAGATTTAGCCGGCCTTAGAACAAAGAATCAGTTACAAGGCGCTCAATCTGCTGGTGATTTAGGTCTATCTACTCAGCAAGGAATTACCGCTAATCAGTTGCAAGGATTGCAAGGTTTACAATCTTCTCAAACTGGATTAGGTCAGTGGGGCTTAGGTCAAGCTGGTGGATTAGACCAGTTTGGTTTAGGAAAAGCTGGTGGATTAGACCAGTTTACTGGAAATCAAGCTCAGTTAGATATGCAAGCACAAATAGCTAATGCTCAAGGTGGAGCGGCTGGTGCTGCTGGTTCTGCTGCTAATGCTAGAGCGGCTGCTGCTGCTAATGCAGAATATCAACAATGGCTTACTGAGTATGGTAATCAACAGAAACAGTATGGTATTGGTGGGTTGGAGAATCTATATAACACTAACGTTGGCATGAGTAGAGATTTCTCTAATATTGGATTAGATACACTTAATAGCAAATATGGAACACAAGGTTCTCTATTAGGGTTAGCTTCTCAAAATCGTGGTGATACATTAGGTGAAATGGCTGGTAAGTGGGGTAATGTTGCTGGTTCTGCTGCTTTAACTTATCTTAGTGGTGGTGCTGCTGCTCCAATGTTAGTAAATAGTGTTAAAGGTTTAGGTGCTAGTTCTGGTGCTGGAACTGGATATAATCCTTACTCTGGAGCTACTTCTAATGCTGCTGATAGATATAACTTCCAGCCACAAGGAGCAGCAGGTGTTACTCCACCAATAGATAATAGCAATTACGAATATAACCCCTGGGGATACTAAGGAATAAGCCATGATGAACTTTGGAATCAATAGACTTGCCCCCAGAAACTTTGGCATTAATAGGCAGATTCCCCAGAATAATTTTGGGCTTAATTTTCCTATGCCAATGGGACAGCAGAAACCTGCTCCTATATCATTTCAACCACCACCCACTATTCCTACTACTGCTCAACCACCAAAACAACCATATAATCTGGCAGAAGAGTATGCTAAGATAGATAGACCAAATAGATTAGCTTATCAACAGGGAGTAGAAGAAGGTGCTCCTATTATTGAAAGAAGTAAATGGGCTAGATTAGGAACTGCTTTAGGAGCAGGTGGTTTAGCTTTAGGTGGAACTCCTGCTAGTGATGCTATAAGATTAGGTGTCTCTGCTTATGAGGCTCCACAGATTAGGTCTAATCAGAGATATAAGGAGAGAATGGAAGGACTTGGTAATCTTGCTACTATGGAAGAGTCCGATGCTCAGAATAAATTAAAGGCTCTTGAGTCTCAAAATAGTGACTGGTTTAAGCAGCAAGACCTGGGCCTTAGAACTAAACAAGATATTAGAGAAGAGAATTTGAATAGAGTTCAGATGCTTAATCTTCAGGATGAGTTAGACCATCGTGGAGAAGTTGAGATTACTGGTATTGATGGTATTACTAAGATTATTAATAGGAAGGGTGATACTGTAAGGACATTAGGCCAGACTAAACTTACTGCTGAACAACAGAAAGCCAATGATATTGAAACTGAAGGTGGTAAAGCTGTTGTTAGAGCAGGAGCAGAAGCTCCATTTAGAATGGCAGAACTAGATAAATCTGGTGCTAATGCTCTTGCTGTTGCTAGAGAAAATAATGCCTCTAGAGAAACAATAGCTGCTAATAAAGTGGCAGCTACAGCAGAGGGTCTTAGAACTAGATTAAAGGCTGCTGCTAATAAACCAAACGCTAGTGAAGATTATAAGAGGATGTTGGTTAATTTAGATAGAGCTTTAGTTGATGACCCATCCCTTTCTAACTATGTTAAGCAGGCTGTTGACGGTTCATATGTTCCTAAGGAAAAGAGCGATTTCTATTTCTTTGATGCTGATGACCAAAAGAAGCTTGATAAAGTTAGGTCTGCTTTATTAGCTGGTCCTATGACTGGTTCTCAAATGTCTGTTGCTCCTGGTGCTAGGACTACTTCTTCAGGTATCAAGTTTGAATTTGAGAAATAGCCATGCCACAAAGAATACTGAAAGTAACAGACCCTAAGACTAATCAGGTTCATCGTGTTAAATGGTATGGTGATAGTGACCCTACCGATAATGACCTTAATGATATTCTATCTCAAGCCTCTACTCAACCATCAGCTAATGAATCTAATATAGCTGCTGCTACTGGTAAGTCTCATGGTAAAGTAATTGACGCTGCCTGGAATTTTGGCAAAGATTTAATTACTCCTTCTAAACCAACAGATAAACCTAGCTTTACAACTAGAGCAGATGCTGTCTTTGATACTAAGAATAAAAATCCGTGGGCTGTAGGTCCAACTATTGATACCAATGAGCCATTATGGAAATCTGTTCCTAAAGCTATGCTTAGAGGAGTAGATGAATATACTGGTGGATTTGGAGAACATGCTTTCAATACAGCTAAACAAGGCTATCAAGATATTAAAGATGTATATAATGCCAAAGCTCCATTAAGTGCTAAGGAGTTCATGTTAAAGAGAGCAGGAACTAAGGGATTAGTTAATCTGCTAGGTGGAAATTATGGTAATCTTGAACAGGATATATTAGATAAGAATATTGGTGCTGTTGCTGGTGATATTATTCCTCCTATAGCTATGGGTTTTGCTGCTCATGGTATTAACAAACTAACTAGGGGAGTTAATCCAGAGCTATTACCAAAAACTCCAGCAGTTGATGTTGTTCCTCCTGTTAAACAACCTTTAGCGTTACCTGGTAGGCCAGAACCTTTTGGACTGCTTAATGCTGCCCCAGAAAAGCCTGGTATTATTGCACATCCTACTGGTAGATTAGCTCAGGCTTTAGACCCTAATGCTCCTGAAGCTTTAAGAGGATTAGATTTACAGCGGCCTGGAACTACTCTATCTGATTATGATAGAAGAATGGGTCAATATACTGATATTGGTAGTGCTACTGATAGGCCGGCTAATTTACCTGGTGGCATTACAGGACCAATTCCTGAATCTTATTCATTACCACGTTCTCAAGGTATTCAAGCTATCTCTCCTGGTAATATTAAAAATAGTCAGCTTCCTACTGGAACTACATCTTCAGGTGCTCCACTTGCAGATTTAAGATTAGGTCCGGTAACTGACCCAATAACAGGTAAAGTAGTTAGTGAAACTCCTAATGTTGCACCTAAAGGAGAAGTTAGTGGCAGACCAGATAGACCAAGAGTTTTAGTAGTTAGGTCTGTTGTTGAAGGTATTGATGAAAAAGGTAATAGGACAGCTAAGACTATTACTACAGAAGTTCCTGTTAATCCAGGTGAAGATATAGCTTCTGCTATTAAGCATAAGAAGATTAGTGGAGAGATTGTTAGTGGAGATTGGCTAGACTCTGACCCATTATATTCTCATGTTCCTAATCGTTTAAGACCAGAAGCTCCCAATGTTAAGTTACAAAGAAGTTTATCTGAAGGACAACAACAAAGACCTGGTGAAAAATTACAATTTGCTAGTGGAGAAAGACCACCTGATGCTAATTGGGGTGGAGAGCCAACTACTGTTTCTTTAACTGGCGAAAAAGGTGGGCCAGTTAGAAATCAAAGATTAAATTATCTACCTGAAGATTTACCAAATAGAGTAGAAGAGTTAAGCCAGCCGGTTCTTGATGAATTTGCTCAGAATAAAGCAGAGCAGGGTCAATTACCTAGTGCTTTACCTAAAGGCCCTATTGAAAGATTAAGAACAAAGACAGAACCTATTGCTACAGAAAGAGTTAGTGTTGGTGGACAAGGCGGTAGGTCTATTAGAGAGATATTAAAAGACCAGGCTCTTACAGAAAGGGCTGCCGCTGCTGCTGAAAAAGCTAAAGCTGAAGGTAAAGGTGGAAAAATAGGTAGAAGGAGTAGATTAGCTGAAGCAGCCGGTCTAAATGAAGTAGATACTTCTGTTGTCGGTGATATGCCAGAATCTAATATGCCTCCAGTTTCTAATATAACTGCTGAAGCTGCTGGAAAGAAGTCAAGAAATCTTGGAGATAAGATGAGAGAGGCTAAAGCCCAATCATTAGAATCTCCAGTTCAAGGAGAAATTGGTAGTGGCATTCGTGATAAGATAGATTATATGAAATTCATGAAAGGTAATCCTACATTCAAAGCTATTATGGATAGGCTTATTAAGCATAGAAGTGCAAGTAACTTGATTGGTAAACAAGTAAGAAAGGACTTTGGTGATATTGCTAATATTCCTAAAGAAAAAGTTATTGAATTTCAGGAAGCATTAAAACAAGGTAACTACCCAAAGGTCAGAGAGTTCTTTGAGAACCATCATAAAGAGCTAACTGATATGGGTATTGAGATGGGCCATAAGAAGAACTATCTACCACAAATGTGGGAAGAGACACCAGAGAAAGTTAGAGCCGTTTTTGGTGATAAGGAACTAAACTCTAAAGCCTCCTTCCAATTTAACTCTTTCTTTGAGGACTATCAAAAAGGTGTTAATGCAGGATTGACTCCTAAGTATTCTCCTATTGAGTTAATGCAGCAGTATGCTGAGAGGGCTAATAAGTTAAAGGCTGATAATATAGCAATAGCTCAGTTAAAACACTTCGGTTATATTGTTGACGCTAAAAATAGGACTGCTAATATGCAGGCTCTTGACCCTAATATTGTAACTTTCGGTAAGTATTATGCACATCCATCTGTTAAGACAGTTGTTGAAGGTTATTTGAAGAGTTCTGAATCTCAGGCTCCAATTACTAATATCTTTTCTAGAGCAGTTGGTAAGTGGTCTAACTTAATGCTATCTTCTGGAGTTGTCCCTAATAAGCCAATGTTTACTGCTCATGGCTTTAATATTGCTAATCCGCTTCAAGGTAGAAGCTGGATGGAAGGTGGTAAGAAAAGAAATGTAAATGCTGTTAAATATGGATTTGACCCTGAATCTGCTGCTAAGTTATTAGATGACGAAAACCTTGATATAATTAAGGCTACTCAAGAGGATGGTTATAGTTCTGGAGTAGGGGATACTGCTACTCAAGGACCAAAATTCTTTGAAGATGAAAGTGGTAACTTTGCAAAGAGTTTTGGTAAGAAAGCAGTTAATAAGTTTACTCAAGTTCAGCATAAGTATTTTGAGAAGCCTCTATTAGAGAAGATGCTACCTGCTATTAAGTGGGAATCTTATAAGGATAATAAAGCTGAGTTTATTAAGCAAGGTATGAGTGAAAAGGAAGCCGGCCGGTTAGCTGTCCAAGTATCAGATGATTTCTATGGTGGTGCAAACTTAGATTTACTATATAGAAATAAGTCTTTTAACTCTTTTGCCAGGGCTGCCTTATTAGCACCAGATTGGTTAAGAAGCACCCTTAGATTAGGTGAACAAACGACTAAGGCTACTAACTTCCGTAGTAATATGAGTAAGCAAGAAAGACTTAAATATCTTGCTGCTCCTACCAGATGGTTAGCTACTTATGCTGCTGTTAATCTTATCCATAAAGCCATGAATGGTAAGTTCATGACTGAGAATGATGACCCATTTTCATTTGATTTAGGTCATGATGCTAGCGGTAAGAAAAGGAGTGTTAAGGTATTCGGTGGGGCTGCTGACTTCTTAAAGTTACCTTTACAAGAAGCTACTCAAGCTGGTAAAGGTGGAGCTTTAGAAAGAAGAATGAACTTCTTTGAGAATAGATTTTCTCCATTAGTTCAAACTGGACTATCGGCAGTAACAGGCGGTAATTACAAAGACGAAACTAATATCTTTAGAACTAGGGACCAATATGGTAGAGAGGTTCCGGCTACTAAGAGAATGGCTAATACTCTATCTCAGATAGTTAATATGGGACCACCACAGATTTCTTCTCCTATTAACTATCTAACTGGTAGAATGTCTGGAGAAGAGGCATTAGCTAGGATTGCAGAATTACCGCTGTCTTATAAGAATGAAAAGAAAGCAGAGAGAAAAGAAAATATACACATACCTAATCTTAACATGAGGAAATCTCTATTTCAGCCTTAGAAATCTCCTATAAACTCAACTTGTTCTGCTCTTAATCCTTTGGGTCCGGTAGTTGCTTTGAATTGGACTACTGGACCCTTAGTTGTTACAGGTGGAGATAAAGCCTGTAATTCATCCCAATCTCCTTTATAATGTTGGGCATGAAAAAAATATTCTTTGCCTTCTTCATCAAGGATAAATCCGTATAAAGATGGCTTAATGCACTTCACCCGTCCTAACATCTAGTCCTCTACTTTCTTTCCCTTAGTCTTGCGTTCCCACCAATCAATAGCTATCTTAGTAAGTTTATAAGTAATCTTTCCACCACCACCGGATTGCATTATAAACTTCATATCCGATAGTGTCTGGATTACTTTATCTAACTCTACTGAATCGTAATCCGGATAGCCTTTCTGTAATGCTTTAGCTCTAGTAATCTCATATTCTGGCGTATCAAATATAACAGCCAGGAATGACTTTAATACTCCTGCTGTAGAACTCTTACCCTGCATACCGGCTACTTTTCTAGCCGTATTACTTAAACTTGAACAGACTGTAATTGCCTCTTCAATATCTTCTCCTTCTATCCTCATATCCGTTTTTCTACTTAATGATATACATGATGCTACTTTAATAACATGGTCATTTAACCTATCATGGGTTCCTGTCTTATCTTCTACCTCTGCTTCTCTATATGGATAGAACCATTTGTTATATACTTGTTTTGCTTCGCTAGTCCATGTTAGTTTTCCTGATAGTTTAGATATTTCTTTTAGATGCTTTACTAGCTTCTCATAATCTACCTCATCTTCTGCTTCTCCTTCTTCATATATCATTGAATTAGACTGAAATCTTTTCTCTGCGTTTATCAGTAGAGTTCTTCCTATGAAGCCACCACTAAGGTGTGATTTATCTACTGTTATATCAAACATATCTTGATTGGCACCAGATAGCATTGTTAAACATGGGTCTCTTAAAGTATCAATAGGAGAATTCTTTAGAGTGTTATCCCACGTTGGGTTATAGTGCCCATCATATAAATCGGTAAGGATAGTAAGGGCATGGCCGGCTTCATATAAAGACGATGCAAATTCACCTGAACATAAAAAACCCCTTGCATCTTTGAAGGGTATAGAGCCGTTTTCTTTTGCTTTAACAAGAGCCAGTTGTTTAATGATACCTTCAATAGTCCCCCTTCCAGATATAACTCTAGTATTATCTACCATCTTAACTAACTTACTGGCTACACTAGGACCAAACCCTTTACCTAATCCTGACCGTCCTATTAAAAGAACATACAGATTAGGTTTAAGTTTGTATGCACCTTTATGAACCACTATGTTAGGGGCTGTAATGGCGCTTATTGTCGCTAATCCTGACCAGTAAATCCATTGTTTTGGCGTTTCAACAAAATGAGTTTCTTTTAGTAGAAGGTCCAACCATGCCATTTGACTTCACTCTAAAACTTGAGCTTGGAAAGGTCTTTATAATTATCCCCATATTCAAAGTCACAAGGAATTGTTAGGATTCCGCGCTTTAGGGAGCAAGTGGAGAAGTCGATAGGCTGCTCAAATATTGGTTTAAGCTCTCTGCAAATATCAACATACTCACCAATAGGCATAAGATAAGTACCACTATCATGAGCTTCATTAACCAAGCGAATCGGGTAGTTCTTGTCGCGTACTTCCAATAGACTGTTAGTGAGACGGTCTTTGACTGTAGATTGTGGTAAATGTGCATAAGCCTCTTTATATAACTGTGGTCCTGGTCTTTCAAAGAATCTCCTGAGCCGGCCAAACGGATTGATTAATGCTCTAGTAGTATCAATAACGTCTTTTACTTCTTTGTGGAAAACTCCATAAATATTAGGTGAAGCTGCATGGAATCTTTCTATGATTTGCTTTGACGAAAAGGCTGATATAGTAAAGTTCTTATTGAATCTTCTACAGTCTGATATGACATTCTTCATGAACTCCATCCATTGCATATTATAGTTACCGGCATGTCTTACTTTCTTTCCTATAAATCTTTCAGAACTGTCTTTATCAAGAACATCAGCAATCGGGTCAAATTCGTAGGAGAGATTAAGTTTACCAGTAAGTAGAGCAAGGGCAGCCGTCCTTTTGTGTATATCAATCCTATCAAAAGCTGCTAGTAATTCGTCGTCCTTTGAGAGAAGAGCAACAATTCTTGCCTCAGCTTGGCTAAGGTCGATATTAACAATAACATATCCTGGGTCAGCGATAAGGATTCCTCTAACGTCTTGTCCAATATCTCCATGCTTGGTAAGTGTTTTGAAAGCAAATCCAATTTTGACAGGTCTAATGGGAGGGTCCAAAACACTGTCGCTACTTCTTCCTGTTTCTGTTCCAACAATTCTAATCTGTGTTCGCATTCTCCCATCAAAGTCTGGCATTGCATAGAGATATGTTGATAGAGTTTTATTGACTCTGCGAATTTCGAGGATATTAGATAGGACTTCTCTACGGGATTCATCTTTCACCTTATCTTTCAATAGTTTGCTAATTACATCTTCGTTAGTATCTCTCTTCCTAGTTATCTGCTTAATTCCCATCTGGTCATATATCAATTCTGCTACCTGTTTTGGAGAATTAAAATTAACCTTCCTTCCAATAGCAACCATTAGTTTTACTTCTAGATGCTCTGCCCAAGTCTGATACTTAGCAATTAAATATCCTCTAGCTCCAGCATCTAACTTGAATCCTACCTTTTCCATTCCAAAATATAGGTCATGTAGCTTGGTT